GCAGGTAGTTGCTTTTTAGCATACCATCTACTCTTTACCCTTCTGAATAAATAGCCATGACCTTCTTGCCATGTATTTAGTCTGTGCATCATAGCATCATAAGAATCCTCTTTAGGAAGAGGAATATTCTTATCCTTCAATGCTTTTGCTATCGCTGCTTTCGACTTCATCTATTACCATCTCCAATTCTTTTTCGGGAGAAACCCATGAGGATTTCTTTTTCTTAGAAGGGCTTTTCTTAGGCTTTGCTTCCTCAAATGTAGAGCATACTGCTCTAACTTGCTTGCGACTCTCCTGTTCCGAGACCAATTTGGCCTCATCATCACTAAGAGGTCTGCCAAGTATTCTTTCAGCGTAGCCTAAGAAAAACTCTGTCAAATCGCTCAATCAAACACCACCTTAAGCGGAGATGTTTGTTATTGTGCATATACGACTGTTTTTACCTGCGGTTCCACCATCTTCGTGAACGACACAACCCATGTAGCCTGTGAGCATCCAATCGTAACCGACACCCGGAATACGAGTCAATTCGGTCTCTTGGAATCCGTCACCGTTGTATTGGAAGAACTCTGCGGTCTCGCTACCCGGAATAAGTAGTAGTGCAGTATCAGCAAGTCTTGAGTTTCTACTGTAGTAGATAGTCAAGTTACCCATTCTCTTCAAATGGTCAGCCAAAGATTCTACAACATTTCCGTAAAGTGTAGTCTGCAACAAAACATTTCGGTGCTTGGTAGGAACAATTAGAGCCATTGGTTCGTTACCAGAGACTCTACCATTCTCGAAAATCTTATCCATAGCGTTTAGAATGTTTGCTTCTGCGTCTCCGCTTGCTGAATCCCATTCGCTACCACCCGAAACTGTTACAGTTTGGTCTGCACCGTCAATTAGTGATTCAAGGATTAGGTCGTCAATAACATCAGCCATGTTTCTTACGATAGCCAATTGTTGTCTGTCAATGTTTTCCCATGTCTCGCCACGAAGTAGAGTGGAGTCAAGGAAGATACATCGGCCTTGTCCTTTCTTTAGGTGAACAGAGTAGTTGCTTGTTCCAATCTTTGTTGGGTCTGCAACGGCGTTGTCAGCAAGTGGGTAGGAGAAGGTTCCATCAGTACCTGTGTACCATGTGAACTCTAACCATCCGACTCTTCGGACACCTACGACTTGTGTACCAACTGCAATCAAAGTAGATTGTAGTTGAATGAAATCTCTTAGGGTTTGTTCTAATACAGCGTCTGCTTGGCTAAATGGCCCAGCAGCGGCTTCAACAGTCAAAATTTGTTCTAATGTGTTATTCATATTTTTCATCTCCTTAATTTATCCACCTTAATTAGCGGTTCCAACTCCTGTCATAACCGGAATCAAATCTCCAGCAGTAGCAGAAGTAGTAACTCCTTCTCCGATGTAAAGACCGATGATTTTTCCAGCAGGGGAAGCACCGGAATCATCTCCGTCTGCTACAAGTCCACCATTATCAGCGTAGACAGGTAGTCCTGTAGTGTAAGTTTGGGAAGCCTTTGAAGCAACCATTAGGACTCCGCCCAAAGGTCTGAAAGATACCAATCCGCCAGAAACAAGTCCGGAGGAATCTCTTTCTGATTCATCAGCAGAGACACCGAGTACGGTCTCTCCCCATGTCACCAAATCAAGTGTATTGCTGGTGCTGTCGTTTGTTAGCAAGTAACCTGCGCCGGTAACAGTTGTACCAGACTTTAGGGTTGCATTTCGTGGTGCGCTATTATCTGTCATATTTTTCATCTCCTTAAATTAAGTGCTTCTCCTTCGCTTCCACATATGTAGGTGCTTTCATATCAAACTCTGGGTGAGTCTTGTTCCAAGCGGAAGCCCAGACATTGAAAGCCTTTTCATAAATTGCTTCGGGAGTATTTAGTTTGCGACCATTTAGGAAGTTAGCAACTACATCTTCTGATACAGGCTTGCTAACTTGTGTGGTCTCTGTTGATGCTTTGATAGGCTTCATTTCAACGGCAGGTTTGCTTGCTTCCCATGAAGCGATTAGGCTTTCAAGGGATTCAGAAGGTAGGTCTTCGTGACCGGACATACCGAGAGAAGTTGCCTTCTCTACAAGTGATGCACGAACTTCTTCTGCTTTTGCTTCTTCTGCGGCTTTGATTTCAGCCAATTCATTTTCACGCTCTGCAAGTGAAGCCTTTAGAGCCTCAATTTCAGAAGCGTAGTCTGGGGTTTCAATAACCTCTTCTGCTACATTTTCGACAACCTCTTCGGATGCCTCGATACTGATTTTATCTTCGTCAGTCATGATATTCACCTTTTCGGTATTCAGAGCATTATCGTCTTGACTAATAAAGGATTCGTCTTGAGCAACCTCCATCATAACTTTTTCAACTGTATTAATTACTGCTCTTTTGTATGCTGGTCTGTGGACAATAGCCAGATGGTCAAACTTAAAGTCGCTTTCAAATGTCATAACTGTTGAACCGTCTTTGTGTTGTGTGACCATGTCTGGTATACCTGTTCCACCAATACTTACACCATAACCTTCTCTTAGCCAAAGTCCAGACTCAAGAGCCTCGAACAATTCTGGCCTGTGGACTTCTGCTTTGAAGCCCACTTCCCAGCCTTGTTCGCTATCAATGATAAATGCTTCGGTAACAATACCTACAACTGCATCTTCGACTCCACCATTCATGTTTCTTTTGAAACGACCATTTTCAGAAGGTGGGTGGTTTAAAGTTAGGTCAGCACCATACATTTGAGATACTGCTAATTCAGCACCTGCTCTTGTTATCTGCCAACCATTTTTGTTTATACCATCATGGAATGCTATACCTGTAATTCTAACTACTTGTCTTCCTGTTGATGCTTCGACTATAATTTCGTCAACCTTTACATCAACATCTAATTCAAATGCTACTTTTACACACATACCATTTCTCTTTTCATATCCATTTTGGCATTCGCCGTCTGTATGATAAGATGCTTCTTCCATAAATTCATGGTCTTGATGAGCATCCATACATTCTTGTGTAGAGAAGCCCATTTCTTCACATCTTGACATAAATTCATCATGTGACTCATCATTCTTTGGGGATGGCATAGAATGTTCATCTGCTTCGTAAGAACCGCATCCACCGCAACCACAATCGCAACCCATGTCATTATATGACGCATAAGGTGTTTTATTAAACTCACTACCTTCGACTTTTGAACCACTTCTCCATTGATAACAAGACCAATAGCGGGCTTTCCATTTAGGACCGGGATTATCGCAATTATGACGACTTCGGAAGTTTTTGCGTCTTTGAGGGTCATCACGCTTGATTTCCATATTAGGGTCGCCAAATCTTACAATTACAACTGTTCCCTTTTCATTCTTAGTATATACTGCAAACTTCTTAGGGCCATCTGGTGTTCTGAAAGGTTTGTTTAATTTAACTTTTCTGCCTTGATATTCTGCGGCACTAAAAATTTCATCATCCCAATCTTCGTAATCTTCTTCGCTACTACCTCTTGGGTGTGATTTAGGCAGTAAGTCGTTGTCTTGCTTGTAATTTGGATTGGAAGGTCTTCCATTTCGCAGAAGGTAAAGGAATGCTTTGACTCTTGCGATACCCCAGCCTCCTCTTGACATATTGGGTGCGTGAGTGCGACTAAAAGCACCAGCACCCCTACGAAAGACTGTCTTTAGCATTCCCATGCTTGCTCTGCTTCCTTTACCTTTGTCTGCCACTTTTGCATTGTGTTCTGCCATCATCTTTCGCAGACGAGACTCTGTCTCTTTGCTAATCTGAATGCTATTGTTTGGTTTTTTCGCAGAACCCGGAGGATTCTTTTTTGAACCTTTACGCCTTTCAGATGGTTTTGCAGGTGTCTTTCGTGGGTCGTTTTTGCCCGGTCTGCCATACTGCAAAGCACTTAATTCTTCTCTTGCGTCTGGGTCGTTTTTGCGATACCATTCGATAAATTCTTCTTCCGTCTTGCCCGGAAAATACATAGGTGTGCCATCAGCCATACGAGATTCATGTATTTCGCCATCCATTCCTATTTCTTCAGATTTCTTTCTTGCGCCTTCTGGGTCAGAGAAGATATAATCTTCCATCTTAGCAGTAGCGTCTTTTCTTTCATAATAGGAATTACATACTGCTGCTCTCTGTTGCGGGTTGCCAAATTCGTCAACCATCTTATCATCTCCCATACATCGAGACATGAAATCTTCTTTACTCTCTCCTTCTTGCGGGTCTGGCATAATATCACTTCTTCTTAGGTTCTAATGTCTTTATGTCTAAAGTTCCACGCAGTTTATCCATCTCTTGTGAGTGGTCTTGTGCTGATTTAGCCATCTGATGTTCGTGTGCTTGCGCTAACTTCTCAATTTCAAGATTATGTTCTTGTTTTGTTTCGCATAACATTCTTTCGTGGTCTAATTCTGTTGGCATACTATCAACTTCAACAGTCTGTTCTGTTTCCCACATTCTTAGTAGTGTCTGTAAAGCAGGAGCGGCGGTTCCACCAATGATAGCGATAAGTGCTATGAAACCATCAAGATTCATTAATACAACATCTGGTTTCCAGATACCCATGCCTACAACTGCACCGCAAGCCATAAGCCATAGATAAATAACAGGCAGTACCGTTCTTTTAACCATACGGTCATTAAAGGTATCTTTAGCATGTTGTTTCATAATTAAGCCTCCATATCTGATGACCCTTTTCAGTTATCTTACGATAAGTAGAAGCAGTCATTATATCCCATACATCCTGTATCTTTTCAATCTTTTTATAGCCAAGACGACTTATAACTTTTATTAATTGATTAATGTGTGTGCCTTCTATGGGATTAACACAGGTAACTTTTGGAAGTCTACCGAGATGTTTGTTTCTATATTCAAGTAATTGAGTGTGCAGACCTCTACCCCTATACTCTTTTCTAATATAAGTATTTCCTACAAGCAGAAAGTTTTCGCAAAAAACAGAAGTAGTGTATGCTATTGGTAAGTCATTATCATACATCACCCAATGCAGAGCATCATCGTATATATCTGGATAACCCTTTTCGCTTGCTTTTAGGAGGTCTGACCCCCACTCTCTGCATAAATCTTCGTGGTCTGATATTACTTCAAACCTCATACCATCACTTGTGTTCCTGTAAGAATTAAACTTATTATACCTATCCCAGCCAATATGACTTTCTGGATTAATTTAAAACCATTTTGAAGCACATCGTTCTGTATTTTAAGTTGCCCCTCAAGACCTGCTAATCTTGAGTCTGTGCGAGATTGTGCCTCTACTATCTTAACAGTAAGAGATTTTAAATCTCTTACATCTTCTTCAACTGCTTCTATTCTAAATTCAAGAACATCATTCGCCATTATCAGCACCACGACCCGGATTATCATTTACATTTTCGTTCTGTCTTGGCATTTCGCCCATAGGCACTTGAGAACCGTCTTTTCTAATATCCCCTTCTTCTCCTATCTCTGGAAGACCGATGATTTCTAATGATTGATTAAGACTTAGTATACCTGCATTATAACCTATATTCACTCTTCGCATCTTGTCAATCTTACTTTCTTCATCAATTGGTTCAAAGACTAATTGAGGAAGGTCTGCCATAGTATGTGCAATATTCAATAACTCAAGATGTTTTGAAAACATCTCTCTGACAGATTGATTTAGAATGCTTAACATTCTACGGATAGCGGTAGCAGACCATTGATTAGCAGTATATGACGCAGCAAAAGTTGAACCTCTTTCTTGACCAGCCGCCGTTCTTGGAACCTGTAGAACCGCTGCAATATCAGCATTTACATTATCAAGGAAGGAAGTAGTGTCTGGTATAGCGGTTCTTTGGTCAATGTGTTGAATACTTACATAGTCTGGGAAAATTGGTACTTGGTCTCCACGCAGAGACTCTAATGTAGAAACTACTTGTTCCATAATGTATCTTAGTCTTTCTCTCTGTTCATTTGGGTCTTGTATGTGTGCTATTGCAGATTTGTCAATAGTTATGTATTGTTTTGTCATAGCATCTTCAAGAGCGATTCTATTATTCATGCTATTGTATTTTGCTCTGATTGCTTGCTTTAGAGAAGTAAATCTTGATGCACCCCAGATACCGTATGTGACTCTTTCTTCATTGTCTGTATACCAATTGCTTCTGTAATCTGTTCTGATATGTAATATCTCATCAGCAGGTATTTCTTCAACGGTCTGTTCCCCTTCTCTTAAGATATATCTCTCTGGGTTTATGATAGGATTAAACTCATCAATAGATGAGGTAAGTGGTCTTTCGTCTACAATTGTCATCTGCCCTACGGGTAGAGACTGCAACTCGGTAATGCCTTCTCTACTTGTTCCTACATATTTGTTTATATCATTCCCGTAGACCATCATGTTTCTCATAGCATTAATTAGGAAATCATCAAAGTCGAGTGTTTCTTCTGTTAATGTTCTGATGGCATCACGGATTCTTGCATTTCTGGCTCTTGAGTAGTCTATGTGATAGTTGTTAGCCGTAAGGCTAACTGCTCTAACTGCACCATTTAACTCTGGGTCTAATCTCAACATATCATCAAATAGATAGAAATCATTATCGTATTGAGCATTGTCTCGAAGTTTATCGGTCTCTTCAATAATATCAGACATACCAGCCGCTAATACCAGAGGATGTCTGTGTGATACATTATGTCTCATATCTGTTGATGCCGTGAAACTTATTTCTTCGTCTTCAGCCTTGCCCCCAAAAAGTCGGCTGAACAAGTTTCTTCGCGCCATGTTGGGTTCATTGACAATATAATTAATAAATGAATGGGTAAACCAGCAATAATATCATATGACACTATGTCATATTGAGTTCTATGATAGAGATACTATCATATTATGTTCTTGCGGCTGAAATGCTATGGTGGGTTTTACTTTATTTATTTTGGAGACATAGAAAGAATAAAAAAAGAATTAAACGCATCATTGAGAGCCTATATCAGTAATTCTTTTTTATTTCTTATAGTATTATACTTATTATAATAGAATATAGTGAATTTGCCTTTAATTTCTGACTTTTAGGAAAAAAAACAAAATTATTCTAACTTTTGAGCAGTTTATCGTTTATTTCTTTCTGAAATCTTTCAGAGACACAAAAATAATTACATTTATTAAGTAATAAGTATCTACTTACACACATGGATAAAGCAAGTAGGTTAGCCATAGTCGTTGAGAATCTGAATAAATACACAGGTAATAAAGTAGAATATGCAAGGTGGCTTGCAGTTGAGTACCCAGAGCATTCTTTTGCTTCTTGGAATAGTTTCATAACAAGAGCAAACCAACAAGAGCCAGATTTATTTCCAGACTTTGAAAATAGATATAATAGTGCTATTCCTAAAGTTTGGGATGGTTCTGTTTTGTCTCTTGCTCGTATGTTACATAGAAGAGATAGTAGCATTAGTCTTGAAGCATGGAGGCAGAGAATTAGGTCTGCTTATGATAATGGTGCAATCACAAGAACAGAGAAACCTAATTTTATTGTTGAGCATCTAAAGAAAGCGTCATCAGACGGTGAAGACCTCTGGATGGCTATTGAAGAGAAGGCTAAGACGGCAATAGCAAACATTGAACATAACCGATGGGCAGATATTCGTATGCAGACTCCCGAAGACAAATATATCGCAATAGCATTCGCAAGTGACCAGCACATAGGTAATCCTTTCTGTGACCATGAGAGACTAAGGCTTGATACAGAGATGATTGAAAGAGAACCTAATTGTTTTGTAATTCATGCTGGTGACTATATAGACAACTTTATTGTTGACAAACCACGACCTGCTATGAAAGCACCAATCCCCCCTTCCGTTCAATGGAAGTTATGCGAACACTACTTAGATATGTCTGGCGATAGTCTTATGGCTATTGTTGCTGGTAATCACGACCTCTGGACTGCTGGTATGACTGACTATGACCCTCTAAAGAAATTCGCAGAAGATAGGTCTATTCTTTACCATGCACATGAATTAAATATCAGACTTTGGGTAAATGATATTGCTTATCATATATCTGTTAGACATAAACGCAGAGGTAATTCGCAGATAGACCCAACTCGTGTCATTAAGAAGATGTGGGAAGATGGCGAAGCCGACTTCGATATTGGTGTCGTAGGGCATCACCATGTTCCTGTTATTGCACCTTTCACAAAACATGGAGTTGAAAGATGGGCTATTAGGCCGGGTGCTTACAAGATAGTAGATACTTTTGGTGAGATGTGCGGTTTCCCTCGTGAAAGGCCGACTTGTCCGGTAGCCATCTTATCGCCACATTCAAGAGAAATACAAGTCTTTTCAGATTTAAGGCATGGTATAAGAACACTAAGGGCTTTGAATGGAGAAGATGAAAATGACGAGGATTTGGGCTTCTAAAAATAAAGAAGTAATTATGACAGAATTAACTAATGAAATGCTTGCTATCAATATATTTGCAGAAGATATGGTTGTAGGTGTAATTATTACAAGAGAAGAGGCTAACATGCTTGCTCTGGGTATTTCAGAATGGGTTGGCCTCCCCATGTTCTACGGAGATGAAGAAGAGTGAGAGAAAATATATTAACTGCTTTTCATATGGAGAGGTCTAAATACGATGTTCAACATTTCTATGAATGGTTAGGTTATAATTGGGGCAATCACATAGGCGAGTGGTTAGATTTATACGGAGAAAGAGGTGACGCACAGGTTCATAGAGTCTGCATCATAGCACCAAGAGACCATAGTAAATCAACTACGCTTAGAATAAAGGCTCTACATATGCTTCTTTTTCAGAAGTGGCGTGGTAAACCTTTTAAGATGTGGTTGTTTTCAAGTAATAAAGATTTAGCAGCAAACCGTCTTGAAGAGATGAGACAGGATTTAAAAAGACATCCAGAATTATCTCGTATGCTTGACCCTAAGAAAGGAAATAAATTAGAATTGCATCTTACTAATGGTGCATGGATTAAGGCTACATCAGTCGGTTCTGGTATTCGTGGTGAACACCCAGCCGCTATTATTCTTGACGATATACTTGATGACCAAAATGATATGTCTTATGAAGCATATCAGACTTGGTTTCGTAAGAAAATGACACCTATGCTTTCACCCGGAACATCAATTTTCTGTGTAGGCACTCCGATGTCTATGAATGATTTATATCACACAGAGATGCTAAATAATCAGAGATGGAATAATTGGGTTAAAGGTTCAATTCTTAATTATGACGAATGGCGTAATGACCCCGATAACATTGAAGCAGTATGTCTGTGGCCGGAAGAAAGACCTATTGAGTTTTTACTTGAGCAGAGAGAAGCGATTGGTGAGTTAGCATTTACGCAAGAATATCTCTGTAAAGTAGTTGATGATGATTCTGCGGTATTCCCATCTACATTAACTCGTAAGAATCTTGACATTGACACAGTATTGCAGAACGATAAATTATATTCCGATGAATATGTAATTGGTTTTGACCCTTCACATGGTATAGGTAAAGACTATTCGGTTATGGTCTGCATGAGAAGAGATGAAGATAATAATTTGCATCTTGTAAATATATGGCGCAGAAATGATTTCCCCCCTGTAAAACAGATAGACCAAATAGCAAGTTGGAATGAAAAATATGATAGACCTCTATTTGCTTTTGAGTCTGTAGGTTTCCAACATCTCTACCAGAGTCTTATACGAGAAAAGAATTTGCATCTAAATGTAAAGATGTCAAAGGTCAGCAATAAGACCTTAAAGCAAGGTCTAATGACAAGGCTTAGGACATGGTTTGAGCAGGGAAGAATTATTTTGCCTTATGGCGACCACGATACTCGCAAGATGGTAAATATCTTGTTAGACGAATTAGAATCCCATGTCTGGAAAGAGGGGGATATTCTTGACAAAGGAAGACATAACGATATGGTAATGGCACTCGCACACGCAGTAGACCAATTCGCAAATATCACGAGCGACATCCCCATGATGGGTTCTGGCGTTGATATGAATAAATGGGGAAAGCCAAGTAAGCAAAAAAATAATCGAAGGCCGAGAAATACCTCAAGCAAGTATGTCACATTTTTTTGAAAAAAATTTTTAAAAATTTTGAGAGGTGCTGGGCGACAGTCGGCTCGCCGACTGTCAAATTTTTGTAGCATTTTTATTTATATTTTTAACCCCAAAGGGGTTAAAAATAAGCCGAAAATTCGACCCGGAATTTCTACCTCGTAGAGGTAGAAATTTTTAGGGCAACCTAAAAATTCTGGTCGAAATCAACTTACCTGCCCCCTCTAAAGAGGGGGCAGGTAAACTTTTACTTTCCCGGGAACCCCCTTTAGGGGGTTCCCCGGAAAGTAAGTTGTTGCTGACTTGCCGAAAGTTTCAGACCACTAACCGGAGACCCCCCCTTTAGGGGGGTCTCCGGTTAAAAAATTTAGCAAAATCCGGGGTTCAGACCCCCCCTCTAAAGAGGGGGGGTCTGTCCGAGATTCTCTGCCGACCTCAAAATCGGTCAGTTTTGAAACTGCTTCATGAACCCCCCCTTTAGGGGGGTTCAAGAAGCAAGAACGAGATAGGTTTAAGAGGGGTAGTTCCATCTTCATTCTGATGAGCCAAAACTGTATCAACTGCCAAGCAAAAACAACCAAGAACGATGTAGTCGTCTCCTTCGGAGATGACGGCGAAGCAAATCGAATTTGCTTCCACTGTGCTAAAGCACAGGGTTACATCGCTTGATACCCCTTTAGGGGTATCAAAAATTTGACCAAACGGCAAATGCCGACTTCGGGGCTACCCCCCCTTCGGGGGGGGTAGCCCCTTTTTTTTTTTATTTATAGTAAGAGAAGGCTCTGCCTTCTCTTTACATAAATAAAGGGCTGATTTTCACTAACAATTTTTTGCTAATTTACCATAGATGAAAAAGAAACCTCATCGAGGTTTCTTTCGCATAGTAAATTGGCCGGTTTTCTCCAAGAATTATTTTGCTGTAGCAAAATAAAAGTCTGATAGAGGTAGTTAGTCTTTAGACTAAAAATCGGTATCAGTCTAATAGCCTTCTTTATCTTGACATAGTCTAAAAGTAATTAGCCGTAGGCTAATTAAAAAGCCACTATTTCCAGATAAAAATCTAAGATTAGGCAAAAATCGCAGAGCCAACAGATAATGCTATCAGAGATAGCATTAAAGCAAAAACAAACTTCTCGCATTAAAGAAGAGATATGTATTCATCAATCATATCTCTTCTTTTGCTAAAATCTCTAAAGAGATTTCACATGATACAAGAGGTTTGGTTTTCAACAATTTTTTGTCTCTAAAGAGACAAGGGTCGGCGGTAAATCTAAAGGCACGAACAGGCTCATGCCTCAAATTCTTGGAAAGAATTTGCGAAATTCTCTTAGAGAATTTTACTCGCGCTGGGGTGTGTGAGCGCAAGCAGGGGTGCTGGTGCAGGTATGCCCTCGCAGGTGATTCTCTGAATAAGATTCAGTAATTCTTATTCAGAGAATTTGCGAAATTCTCTAAGAGAATTTCAGACATGAGCCTACGGCCTCGCGCTCGCTTGCAGGTATGCACCCAGACACTCAAGCCCATGTGTAGATTTCGGGAATAGTATTCAGTAATACTATTCTCTAAATCCGGAAGATTTCTTACAGAAATCCAGACCTGCCTCATCTGCGCCTGTGCGCTCGGACTCCCGCACGGAAATTACTCTTCGAGTAATTTTTAGGTTGCCCTAAATTTCAATCGGTGTAAAAAATAAACCACCCTGTTTTGGTATCTCCTTTCAAATTCTCGGCAAGCAAAAATCGAGGTAGTCCATCCATACTCCGAATCGCAAACAAATACATTATATCACATAGTTATAGAAAATGTTCCATTTTCGTTATAATCTATGTAGATAGAATGTAAAAAGTAAACTGCCAAAACCAACATACTTGCCCCTGCACATGTAGGCTCGCACCTGCCCTCGCTTGCTTGCTGGCTTGCTTGTGGGGAAAAGAAAATCGCAAAATCAGCAAATCGCTTTACTGCGGAAGGTTTTTCCTTTAGGGAAAACCGCCCTTTAGGGGGTCTTAGACCCTACGAGCCTGTATGAGCCTACGGCTTCCTTTTAAAGGAAGTTGCTTATAGATTTTTGCGAATTACCACCCCTAAAGGGGTGAAAGAGCCTTCGGCTACATATGTGTGAGCATATGTATGTAGGCAATTCTAAGAATAAGATGCTCTCATTCTTATTCTTAGAATCTGATTTTAGTAATCGAAGATTACTACTGCACTATACTAAGAGTCAGTATAATTCTCCCATCTCCGATGAGGAGAATATATACATGACTAATAGTATTAGAGCATATAGAAAAGCCGACAGAGGGATTTCCAAAGTCCTTATATGTGGAAGCCTACTCGGAGGGTTAAGTCCGACCAAACAGGAGTGATAATGATGAGCCGACAAAAACAATCGCCAAGAGCCACCCTACTTCGAGAAGTAGGCATTAAGACCAAGAACGCCAATTTTGATAGCACTTGTAAAGTGTGTTCAGCACCAATCAGAGGCACTTCTCCGAAGTGTTCTGTTGCTCAAGTCAAGATTCCTAAAGAATCTCGCAAAGCATCTTGGGTTCACACTGATTGTGTAGACATCCACTATCACCTAAATGTTGAATCTCACTACCCCATCGCTAAAGCGATGACAATGACACAACAAAAGCGATTCATCGGAGATGACTTCAAAGAAGACGCACCAAAAGAAGATACTCCAAAGGAGACACCAAAAATGCCAACACCAAAACCAACACCTACACCTAAGCCTATACCTACAAGCGTAAAGGGTGGAGACCCTGCCGGTGAAGCACTTGCTTCAATGGTAATGCCTCACCTTATGGCCGGTTTCACCGACCATGTTGATACCGTAATGAACGACAAGATTAATGCTTTAGCATTACCTCGAACAACAATTGTCAAGCCTCTTGGTGACTTCGAAGAAGTCAAAGTTGGTCTAACTCACCCTTGCTTCGATGAAGCACTTGACTTAGGTCGCATCCGTGCTAATTGCTTGGCTTCCGGTCCTGCTGGGTCTGGTAAGACCCATGCCGCAAAACAGATATTCGACACTCTAAAGAGTCTACCGGAATCAGCCGGTGGATTCGCAAAACCCGACACTGTAAGATTTACAGTGATTTCTTGTCACAATGAAATGATGCCTTCCGACATAGTCGGCCCAATGGTTCCTAATATCTCCACAGGAGATGAAAAGCATCGCATTACTGAAATTGTAAACACTTTCAGAGATGGTGGAGTCCTCGTCTTTGACGAGTTTGATAGACTCATGGGTGGTACAGCCGTAGCCGCAAACATGGCTTTAGCCAACGATAGTTGGACTATGCCGGATGGTTCAGTAATATACAAGTCTCCCGACTTGTTTATTCTTGCTACTGCAAATACACTTGGTCAAGGTAAAGGTCGCTCTGCTTATGTTTCTGCTGAAACATTAGACGGTGCTACTCTAAATCGCTTCGCTGGAGGAGTAATTCGCTGGGGCTATGACAGAGCATTCGAGAGAATGCTTATCGGTGACGATGAAATCGTCTCCTTCTTCCATGATTTGAGAGACCGTGCTGACAAGGCTGGCCTTGTCTCCCGTATTATCTCTCCTCGCCACATGCTTACTGCTAAGAAGCAGAAGCATATCTTAGGCTACGATATGGAAAGAATCCGAAGGATAGCAGTTAGAGATTGGAATCGCAAAGACCTCAAAACCATTGGTTTTGATAACGAATTTATTGACGGTGCTTTAGCAACTAACGGAGGTGCGGCTTGAGACCCCTTCGGGGGTCTCGGCCTTTTGGAGGTTTTCACATGTCAGATACACAAGTAATCCGCTATGAACATGGCACAAGAGTAGGTTTCCACAAGTCTAAAGACTTGTCCTGTAATTTCACTATTAGTGATACCCCTGCTGATGCAGGTCATTTTCTTGACTCCTTGACCGACTCTGATTTCAAAGGGTATGACCCTTTGAGCAGAAAACCCGACCTATCATGGATAGGTCGAGAAGACTTGAAAGGTGATAAAAGCATCAGAACTCGCAGAGATATAGCATCCAAGTTAGGCGAGTATGTAGATAATGACCACAAGCAAATCGCATCTTGTCGAAACAAGATGTCCGACCTTGTAGATTCAATTGACTTGTCGCAACTTAAGCGTATGCTTAAGTGGTCTGATAGCAGAGGTAAAGTAAACGCTACTCGTTTACTAAACGGCGACTCAATGTTCCGTAGGACAATTCGCAGAGGTTCAGCACCTGTTGAAGCCGTAGCACTTGTAGTGCCAACCGGCGCAAATTGTAACATCAATGCTGATGTTATCTTCGCAAGAACGGCAGTCGCCCTCGCCGCCGCCGACCTGCTTAGTCAAGCAGGTTTCGCAGTAGAGGTCTGGGCTTATGCCTACACAAAAAATTGTCTTGACGATTCACCTAACGGTACAAGTAATGCCTTAGCCGGTGTCAAAATCAAGGATGCAGACGAAGGTCTGAATGAGGCAATCGCCGCATCAGCCGGTAGTGCATGGTTCTTTAGAACCGGCATGTTTGGAATGTGGTCTCATATGGGTGACGCTAATAGTTGGCTTGGTAATTCAATAGACTTGACTGTTAGTCAAGGTAAACAAATCGCAAATATCATCGGCCTTGAAAAGGCTCATGTTATGAGAACAGGTACAGGTCAACATAGCGTAGAGGATGCTATCAAGGCTGGCATCGAAGATGTAAAACAGGCACTAATCAAGTGGGTTAGTGGTGATGAAGAAATGGAGGAATGAAAATGGAATTGAAAATACCAATAGAGGATATTGCAGAAGCAATAGCAAAAAATGAAGAAGCCCGCAGGTATGTAGTAACATACTCTCAATTAGCAAACGATGTAGGTCTCTTAGGAGACCATGTGAAAGTTGAGGTCGAAGTCGAAACCTTCGGCGAAGCCATGTATAATTACATGCAATCAGATTGTTTCAAGCAGGGTCTAATAGACCCTCAAGACTACAAGTCTGCATCAGTAGCAATACTGACGCTGATTGAGAATATTGTAAAATCTAACGAAGAAATAGAAAGTATCTCTATCGAGATACCAAGCATGTCATTCATGGGGGTGGAAGCATGAGGGATAGACATGATGAGGCACTTATGGATAAGATGTGCAACCATGTCACACCCGAAGGTATGACGAGGGTTCTCAAGTTGGATGCTATGTCTGCCGTAGGTTTCATAGAAACCTTCCAACAAGAATACGCAACTCCTCCGAGGGATGCGTTTGACTTCCTCATGTCTCTTCAAGGCACAGACCTATGGGAGACCTACATGGGCATAGACCAATTTTTGACTACCGAAGGTAAAAGAATCGCAAACATGTTTCCTACGGAGACTTTCAGACACATGTTAGAGGTGTTCACAGATGACCTATGTCAGTGAGCCTGTGCGAGAGAAAAATCGCTACTCGACAAACATTGAATTTAAATACAGGAAACCCCCCTATAAGGAGTGAAAAGCATGACGGAAAAATACGACTATGACGACAAAGAGCGATTTGAACACATTGGCATAGCCAAAGTTAGGTTCAATGGACAAGGAAGAACGACAGTGGCGGTCTATAAAGACCACCAAGACAGGTGTATGCACTTGAGACCCGTACCATTCGGTACACCTTCACTTGCATGGATTCCTCATTATGATGAGGATGACAATAACAATCTGTGGAAAGAAATCAATCAACACAAGGAAGAATCCCGAAAGAGTATTTTCTCCCTTAGCAGATACAGAGGTGCAGGTAAGCGAAAGCCTACCAAATCCGCAAAGAGATTCACGACAAGGGCAGTCAGACCTACAGGCTTACCCGAAATAGAGCCTCGCTCTCCTTCGGAGAGAAACACTAAGAAAGTCTCCATAGCAGAAGTATCTGCTATGATTGCTAAAGAAATGGAAGACATATTCGGGGGTGATGAATGATGAGTCCAATCTTAGATTGTCTTGAGATGATTGCTAAAGACTCACTCTTCGAGTTTACGGCTTCGCAGACTCGTCATGGTGAGTTTATAATAAGGGCTACGAGAGTAGATTCACGCCAAGAATTTTCCATAATAAATTATGGCTACGGTAAAGATGAAAATCTGCTTGAAGTTTTAGCACTTGGTCATGGTCATGACCCTATTGGATGGGCTACGCCTAAAGCCGTAATGACATACATGAGAATGGGAGATTGGGAGGAGTGAATATGGAAAAATGGGTGACTTGCGAAAATTGTGATGCCGAAGTCTGCATAGACTTCTATGTGGATAGTATGACCGTAATGGAAGGTGATGAGCATATAGAAGCGTATGACGACTTCGACTGCTCGGAGTGCGGGCATGAAATACACCTAACTGCTTACTTCAAAATTGTAGGTTTTGCGATTGGAGGTGCTTCAGAATGAAGCAAAGAGGTGAGGCAGGTATCAGAATTACACTACATGACGGAGTCATGTATGTTCATCACGAAGATGGCACACTCCTACATCAGAGAGACGCATGGGATGGTGAGTGGGATGAATTGTGGCAATTCATTCGCAGACCATTCCCTAATACCTTGCGTGGTATCACGGAGGGAGGGGAATGACACTAAGCGACCATCAAGATTCAGAGTCTTTCATGGGTGTGCGTAGCGAAGATGAGTTGCTACATATGCTTGACTTAGCCGAGCGTAAGC